CCTTCGCTTAGCAGTGCTAGCACTGCTTTCTGTTCCACATACCTAGCTTGCGCGAGGTTTTACCAAGACTGATACAAGAGGAGACTAATGATGGCAGTTTCTGCTTACCCTCGTTCGAGGGTGTCAGATGATGTGGATTATGGTGTGAGGCACTATACTGAGACCGCTTTTAACGGTTCCAGTACAACCGCTACCACTCCACATCGTGCTGCTAATCGAGGGGACTATAACGCAACTTTTGATTGGGTTAGTCCCGGTTACCGTTCCCGTGTTGCACGGGGCGAAGTAATCAACCACTCGTACTCTAACCGCAAGGTTAAGTACAACCATTATTGGACTGGCTTTAAATACCAGCGCAATAGTGGTTCCGGAGCCACCATCAAAACTTTTGAAGGTGACCTCTGGTATACCTCTCCAGCCTTGTGTCCGATTGGGAATCGCCCTGCAGGAGTTCCTCTTTCTGCCTTAAAAGCAGAAGCGGGGACTAAGGCCCTCGCTGCCCTTAATAGCAGCGATATCCAGGGCTTAGTTGAAATTGCCGAAGCACACAAAGTAAGGGATACTCTTCGCCCCCGGATTGACGGATTAAACCGTCATTTATACCGGGAGTTGAGTCGTACCAAACCTTTGTCAGCTAAGGCTATCACCGCTCTGGGTGGCATCAACAAGGTGATTACCGCTAATTGGTTACGGTACCGTTATGGTATCATGCCAATTATGTATCTCATTGAGGATGCTGTTGTGGGACCGAAGATAAAACTCGTGCGGGATACCGCTCGGGGAAGTGCCTCATATTCCGATTCCGGAGTATGGACTGAGTCCAAGTCTGGTAACTTTTACCAAGATTTGTACACGGTCAATTGGTTGTATGAGTGCCAAGTTAGTGCTGGTATTTTATACCGGCCTGACTGGTCTCTGAACCGATATGGCATTTCATTCAAGGAAATCCCTGGCGCGGCTATAGAGCTAATACCCTATAGCTTCGTTGCGGACTGGTTTGTCAATTTGAGTCCATTTGTGAACTCAATTGTCATGCCCCTTGGAGTTAAGCAGCTAGCCTCTTGGACGGTGGTACGTGAGACGTACTCGTCTACGTGCGACGTTGAGTCGACGTGGATAGGTTCGTCTTCATATACTAACGTCAAGAGCACTTCCGGTGGCTATGCCATCGAAAATGAGACTACCAACAGGCACCCTGGTGTTTCGAGGGGTTTAGTTCCACGCTGGACGTCGATCAAACAGATCGGCTCGGATAAGCGTCTTTTTGACGCTTATGCGCTAGCATGTAACCTTTTCCCAAGACTCATCACGGCTTCCTGGCGTTAGTCATCGCTCTCTGCTTCGGCAGAGTACTTTCAACCTAACAGTAAGATGGAGTAGTCAATGA